CTGCTGAAGATATTGTAAAAAGTAAGTTATGGTTTAATACTCAATCTGTTTACGCATTAGAAGCCACAGGCACAACAGGGCGCATTTATATTTATGAAAACGTAGATCAATTTTTAGTTGGCGATACGATAACTGTTGAAAATGTACGTCAACATTTTAATGGGTCAGCAACAATTACTGCTGTGGGTAAAACTTGGCTAGAGTTTGTTAAAGCGCAGATTACGACACGCGAATACCATACAATCGCACCATGGGGTCGTGTTTATGGCACACAATCAATAGACTACTCAACTTTAGCTGAAGTCAACTTAGCATCACTAATGGTCGCTGTTGACATTTGGCAAGCTCGCCAAGCTTCAAACGCTGGCGGCATTTCACCAGACTTTCAACCTTCGCCGTATCGCATGGGCAATACTCTAATGGCACGTGTTCGCGGTTTACTTGCGGATCACTTAGCGCCGGGCGGTCAAGTAGGATAATGTCAGCAATCTCTACCCTACGAGGAACAATCGCAGCCGCGTTAACTGACAATACGGCGTGGCAGGTGTTTTCCTTCCCACCTGCCACGCCGCTTGCTAACAGCATTGTGGTGCAACCTGGTGATCCTTATATTGAGCCAAGTAATGACCATTACAAAGCAATCAAGCCTAAGGTCAACTTTAAGCTCATAGTGTTAACCCCTATGTTTGATAACCAAGGCAACCTAATTAACATTGAAGATTATTACCTGAATATAGTAAATAAGCTGGAAGCATCATCAATTGCCTATACAATTGGAACTTTCAGCGCCCCAGCAGTCTTAACCGGAACAGCAGGCGATCTGCTATCCGGGGAAGTATCAATCAGCGTACTATCCGATTGGAGCTAAAACATGGCTGATATAGACAAAGAACGCGAGGCTTTTCTTGCCAAAATCGGACAGGTTGAGCCAAGCGAAAAAGCACCAAAAACAACAACTAAGAAAGAAGAGGAATAAGCTAACATGGCTGTATTTTTAAACAATACTGTTGGCCTAAAGATTAACGCGATTGATCTTAGCGACCACGTAACGTCAGTTACTCTTAATCGTGCTGCTGATGAACTTGAGGTCAGCGCCATGGGGGACACCGCGCACAAATTTGTAAAAGGGTTAGAATCAGCAACCCTCACTGTTTCATTTTTAAATGACACAGCAACATCAAACGTACTACAGACACTTAATGCCGCATTTGGTACTACTGTGGCTGTAAAGATGGTACAGCAGAAAGTTCCAGCAGTATCGGCAACTAATCCGCTTTACACCTTTGATATTCTAGTCAACAACCTAACACCTATTAATGGCGCGGTTGGCGATATTGGAACACAGGACATTACATTTACTGTAAACTCCGCTGTAACAGTAGCCGACACCGGCACGTTCTAATTTAACAAAGGGGCAAAAATGGCAAAGCTAATTATTACTAGGGCAGATGGCACTAAATCTGATCATCAGATTACGCCAGGGATTGAGTATGCTTTTGAGCAGCAGTTCCGCAAAGGCTTTCACAAAGCCTTCCGCGAGGATGAAAAGCAGGAGCATATTTATTGGCTTGCATGGGAATGTCTACGCCGCGCTGATGCGCCTGATGTCAAACCTTTTGGCTCAGCGTTTCTGGATACTTTAGCTGCGGTAGATGTGGTGGCAGACGATTCCCCAAATGGCTAACGCGCGATTCCTTCACGTATAGGGTTGCTCAGCTGAGTATCCATACTGGAATTGCGCCTAGCGAGTTTATCAAGATGGACACAGACTTGCTAAAGGCTTTCTATGAAGTCCTAAAGCAACAGGCGAAAGAGCGAGAGAATGCCAATCGTAGTAGAAGGAATCGTAGGGCTTAGAAAAGCCTTGCGAAATTACGATACTAACTTGCTTAAAGAGTTTGATAATAAAGTTAAAGCAGAACTCAAGCCAATTGTAAATGATGCTAGAAGCAAAGTGCCTAATTCTGCACCTGGCAATCTGTATAATTGGACAGATACAGGCAAAGAACGTAAAAGCCGAACAGGCCGAGCAAGGGCGTTTCCTAGTTACAATGCTAGTTTAATAAAAAAAGGTTTGACCTATTCACTAGCAAAAAATAGGCAAGACAAAACTGGCTTTGTGTCTATGTTTACTTTGTTTAATAGATCAGCAGCAGGTGCGATAATTGAAACTGCTGGCAGAGCAAACCCATCAGGATCATCACGCAGCGAATCAAATAACCCTAATGCTGGTCGTACCTTTATTGGTGCTATGAATGATATTGGTGGCTTAAAAGATTACAAAGGACAAGGACAAAAAACAACAGGCCGATTATTGTTTGCAGCGTATTGGCGTAACCGAGGCAAAGCCCTAGATGCGATTATGAAAGCAATTGACGTTGCAAATGTCCAAGTAGGTCGGGAAATTGACAAGAGCAAGAAATTGGTGGCGTAATGGCTTCTTCAGATATTCTAATTAATATCATTGGACAATTCCAAAAAAAGGGATTTAACGATGCAGATAAAGCATTTGGCAAGTTAGAGAAAAGCGCCAAATCCTTAGGCCGCGTAATAGGCGTTTCTCTAAGTGCTGCCGCTATAACTGCTTATAGTAAGAAAGCAATATCTGCTGCAAATGCAGACATCAAATCGCAAAGACTTTTAGCTGTATCACTTAACAATGTCGGTTTGGCTTACGCTAAAGTAGATGTTGAACAATTCATACAAAGATTGCAAGAACAAACAGGCATTTTAGATGATGAGTTAAGACCTGCATTTGCTCAGTTAGCACAAATAACAGGATCAGTTCGCCGTTCCCAAGAGTTGCTTGGACTTGCTTTTGACGTTTCTGCCGGCTCAGGTAAAGACATTAATTCCGTTGTTGACATTTTGACTAAAGCATTTTTAGGCAATACAAAAGGTTTGAAATCTTTAAACTTAGCTTACACAGATGCCGAACTTAAGGCAATGGATTTCAATAAAGTTGTAACAATCCTATCTCAGCAGTTTGCAGGCCAAGGCGCAGCTTCAGTTGAAGGTTTTGAAGGCAAAATGAACTTGCTCAATGTTGCAGCTTCCAATGCAACAGAAACAATTGGTGTGTCTTTAATAACTGCACTTGAGTTATTATCAGCCGATAATTCTATTGAAACTGCTACAAAGAAAATGAAAGGTTTTGGAGATGCTATTGCCAATAACATTACGGCAACAGCATATTTGATTAGAGAATTAGGCAAGATACCTGGCGCAGGTGTTCTAGGCAATATATTTGGTTTTATTGAAGATCGGATTTCTTTCTTCTCACCTTCCAATGCCGCTAACTTGTTAAAACAAATCAAAGGCTTTCAAGGTATGGGCAACATATCTGTTACAAAATCTAGCCAAGATACACAAAAGGCACAAATTGATGAAGCAAGGCGAGCAGAAGAAGCAGCCCTAAAACGCCAAAAAGAAATCTTGGCATTGTTAAAGCAACAAACTAAACAACAAAAAGCCATGGCCGCTGCTGCCAAAAAACAGAAACAAGAAGAAGGCATACTAGCTGAAATTAATAAGCGATTTGAAATGGATCGTATACAGATTGCTGCGGCTTTAGGCGGTCAGATTAATGATGTAGAACGCCTACGCCTAGAACTAATGCAGGCCATTCTTGATGAGGATGTAAAGCGAGCCATTATTCTTGAAGGTCAATTAATCAAAGCTGAGGCTGCGGCTGCTGAGTTGGCTTTGTTGCTAGATAGCTTAGATGAAATGGTTGGAGATCCATTTGCTGATTGGCCTGCCACCATTACACGCATTAAGGAATTACTTAAGACACTTAACATTAAAATACCTATTGAAACCCTATTTGCTGAAAAAGGATTAAAACTAGATCAAGACAAAATGACAGTTACCAAGCTTGAGCGCATGGATGTAACTGCCACAAATGTTTACATAAATGGTGCAAGGCCGCTTGATGAGTTTGTTAATCCATTTAAACCTTTAACTATTGAACATGCTATTGCAGAAGGCATAAAAGCCGATTTAGCCGAATCCGATGCAGCAGCTTTATTAGGAGAATCTGAAGCATTGTTAGCATTAATTGAATCGGAAAGAGCTTTGGCAGAAGCAGAAAATGCAATTAGAGCAGCTGAACTTGCAGCACTTTTTGCCAAATTAGGTCTTGATTCTGAAGGCAACCCAATGACTACAACTACGATAAATGTTAATGTTGAAGGCAACGTTACATCTTCTGAAGATTTGGCTGAGGTTATTACAGACATTCAATATAACTATCAAAAGACAGGCAAAGGCTTGCTGTTAAGCAGTAGGGCGATTTAATGCCAGCACCTACGCTGCGTGTATTTGTAGACTTTGATAGTGATACCGCTTTTGAAATTAACCCATTAATCTTAAATAGCGCAACTGAAGGCATACTAGATACCAATACCCTTGGCTCAGGCACGTTGCCACTTGAAATAACAAGTTTAGTTAGTAAAGTTGCAATACGCCGTGGTCGCAATCGTTTAACATCCCAGTTTGAGGCTGGCACAGCTAATGTGACTTTATACGATCAAAATGGTGATTGGAATCCCACCAACCCAAACAGTATCTACTTTCCAAACCTTGTTCCGCTTAGGCAGATAATTATCTACGCTACTTATGCTTCAAATGATTACTTTTTATTCTCAGGCTTTATCACTAACTATGACACAGGCTTTAGGCAAGGCAACGATGAACTAAGCACAGTTACCCTGCGTTGCGTAGATGGCTTTAAACTGCTTGCAGGCTCAGGCATAACAACTGTTACAGGCTCAGGGGTACAAACTTCAGGGGCTAGAGTAAATGCCATCCTAGATGAGATTGAATGGCCTTTAAGCTTGCGTAACGTAGATACAGGCGATTCAACCCTTCAGGCAGACCCAGGCACAGACAGGAATGCCCTTCAGGCGTTGTTTAACGTGGAACAGAGCGAGTTTGGGGGCATCTTCCTAGATGCCAATGGCAAGGTTAATTTCGTAAGCCGTAATGCCCTTATAGCCACGCCAGCGTTCCCGGTCTATGAGTTCAGCGATCAAGGCACAGACATTTCATACACCAATGCAGTAGTGGCCTTTGACGATACAAACCTAGTAAATGATGTAACTATTGAACGTCTAGGTGGTACTGCTCAAAATGTCTTTGACCAGCCTTCAATTGATAAGTTCTTCCTACATTCAGGCCAGCGTTCAGGCATATTGGTACAGACCGATGCTGAAGCTCTAAGCCAAGGGCAAGGCATCCTAGCCACACGCAAAGACCCTGAAGTACGCATAGATAGCATTCAGTTAAATCTGTATGACGATGCCAACCCTAATAAACCATTGGCGGGAATAGACATAGATTTGCTTGATGGTGTAACAGTTACTAAGACTACTCCTGGCTCATCCAGCGTGGTGCAATCAAGCCTAGTAAATGCTATTCATCACGACATTACCAAGTCATCCTGGATGACTACCCTATACACAACAGAACCGCTACTGGCAGGCTTTGTCTTAGATTCCGATATATCGGGTATACTAGACACAGACGTGCTGAGCTACTAAGGAGAACAAATGGCAGGCGCAGGATATAAGTTGTTCAATACCGGGGATGTGCTTACCGCAGCCCAGGTCAATACGTATTTAAATGAGCAAACAGTTATGGTGTTTGCAAGCTCAGCAGCTCGCACTAGCGCATTAAGCGGCGTGTTGGCTGAAGGCATGATGTCTTATTTACAGGATACTAACTCAGTTGAAGTTTACAATGGAACAGCTTGGGTTAGTGTTGGCGGCGGCGGTGGTGATGTAACTGAAGTTCAAGCTGGTACAGGTATATCGGTTGCTAGTGGTACTGGCCCGATACCAGTTGTTTCATTTGATTATCGCGCTGGCTCAGCATTAACACTTAATGCACAAACTGCCACATACACAGTAGTTTTAACAGATGCAGATCAAAAACTAGTTACAATGTCTGTGGGTTCTGCTAATGACTTTCAAATCCCTACTAATGCAAATGTTGCTTTCCCAACTGGCACAGTAATTAATGTAATTCAAATCGGAGCAGGACAGACAACTATCAAGGCTGTTACTTCAGGGACTACCACGATTTCATCAACTGGAGCAACTGCCACAGCTCCTAAGTTAAGAGCGCAGTTCTCGGCTGCATCCTGTATCAAGGTCGCAACCGACACTTGGTATGTAGTAGGAGATATAGCGTAATGAGTTTACTCGGGATTATTGCTTCTGGCATATCTGGAAATATTTTTGCCCCAAAAGCCACAGGTGGAACTATAGTTAAAAGTGGTGGTTTTTATTATCACACTTTTACAGGTTCTGGCACTTTTGCGCCTACTGTGTCATTAACGGCAGATGTCTTAACTATTGGCGGTGGTGGTAGTAGTGGTCAAGATGCAGGCGGTGGCGGCGGTGCTGGTGGTATTTTGTATGTAGCATCAAAATCATTAACTGTTCAAAATTACACAGTAACTGTGGGCGGCGGCGGTGCTAAGTATTCAACTGGAACTAACACAACTTTCACTAATATAACTTCAGCCGCTAATGGCGGTGGCAGGGGTGGAAATGAAGGCGTTAACAATGCTCAACAAGGTGGCTCTGGGGGCGGTGCTGCTGGATTTATCACAGCCAATGGCGCAACTTCAAATCAAAATGTAGAATCTGGTGAAACAAAATATGGAAATAAAGGTGGCAATGCTTCATCTGGTGTATATGTTTCAGGTGGTGGCGGCGGCGCAGGCGCGGCAGGAAGTAATGCTGGTAACCCAACTGGTGGCGCTGGTGGAATTGGCACAGCAGATTTTTCAGCCTGGGGTGCTGCAACGACAACTGGTCAAAATGTAAGTGGAACTTATTATTATGCTGGCGGTGGTGGTGGCACTTCTAGTAGTGGCAGCGTTGCTAGTGGTGGTTCTGGCGGTGGCGGTTCAGGTGCAAGTTACAACGCCAGCACAGCGCCAACAGCAGGAACTGCTAACACAGGCGGTGGCGGTGGCGGTGGTAATACTTCTAGCGGTGGTCATAATGGCGCTGCTGGTGGATCAGGTATTGTCATTGTGAGGTATGCAGCATAATGGCACATTTTGCAGAATTAGACGAAAACAATATAGTGAAGCGGATTCTTGTTGTTGATAATTCTTTGGAACATAGAGGCGCAGATTTCTTAGCCAATGATTTAGGTTTAAGTGGCACTTGGATTCAGACTTCATACAATGGCAATATCCGCAAGCAATATGCTGGCATAGGTTACAAATACGATTCTGTGGCAGATGTATTTATTGCGCCACAACCATATCCATCTTGGTCGCTAGATGAGAACTTTGATTGGCAACCCCCAACGCCTAGACCTGAAGAAGGATTTTGGTATTGGGATGAAGACAGTTTAAGTTGGATTGAAGTAAATGCCTAAATTATGCAAAGCAGGGATACAACTACGCGAGCAGGTAGATGATGCGTTCCCCGATAGAGATAGAACTTCAGATGGCTGGATCGGTGATAAACGTCATTCAGCGCGTAAGTCCGATCACAATCCAACTGCTGAAGGCATTGTACGTGCCCTTGACATTGACGTTGATTTTAGGTCGCACAAAGCGGAGCCCTATGACTTTGCGGATCAGCTACGATTACTTGCCAGACTTGATAAAAGAATCTCTTATATCATCTTCAACGGCAAAATTGCCAGCTACAAACGCAATTACAAATGGAGAAAGTACACCGGGATAAACCCTCATAAGACACATATACACATTAGCTTTACTGCTAAGGGCGATTCAGATGGCAGTATGTTTGAAATACCGATACTAACAGGAGAGCCCCTACATGGAACAACTAAAGCAAGTAAGCGCAAGTTGGGCAAGAAGCTTCTTAGCAGCTGGAATAGCAACCTATCTAGCGGTGGGCTGGGATCTAGCACATATTGCAAATGCTGCACTTGCGGCAAGCCTTCCAGTAATCCTTCGTTGGTTAAATCCTAACGACACGGCATTTGGTCGGCGTTGAGCCCGGCAGAATGGGCAGGCTTTGTAGCTGCCACCTTATCGTGCTGCGCCCTTATTGTCGGCGGCCTTAGATACATTATTAGACATGAAGTGCCAGCAATACTTGAGGCATCAAACATCGTGTCGCGCATAGATAAACTTGAATCAATGGTCTTAGAATTGCTTACTCATGAGCGCAAGAAGAATATCAAAAAGCGAACAAGCCGCTAAGCGTAAGCGGAAAGAAGCCGCTGCGCGTAGAACAAAGGCTGACATTCTGCTGCCCATAGATATATGGGCTGCATCCATTGTTGAATGTTATGAAGCCTTAGTCCGTGCTGGATATGGTGAAGATAGGGCGCGCTGGTACATTGAAGAGCAGCTGCGTTTACCCGATTGGGTAATAAATAATCCTGATCATTCTCCATACGATGATGAAGATGAGGATGAAGATTAAGCGAATCGTAGTTATATCTGATTTGCAAGTACCCTTCCACGATAAGAAAGCAGTTAAGAATGTCGCACAGTTCATCAGAAAATACAAACCTGATGACGTTCTATGTGTGGGCGATGAAATTGACTTCCAAACAATTAGCCGCTGGTCAACCGGTAGGGATGAGTGGTCGGGAAGCATTGGTAGAGATCGTGATGAAACTGTCCGAGTTCTCGCCGAGCTTCAAGTACGACATCTCAGCCGAAGCAATCACGGAGCAAGACTTTACAACTCACTAAGCAAGCGGTTGCCTGGCCTTATTGGTCTGCCTGAGCTGACCATAGAGAAGTTCCTACACCTGGATGATTTAGGCATTATTTACCACAGCAAGCCATATCAGTTCCATGATGGCTGGGTAATGGTTCATGGTGATGAGCAGAGCATCAAGCCACAAGGGGGTTTAACGGCCCTAGAATCGGCTAAGAGGCATGGTTTATCGGTGGTCTGTGGTCATACCCATAGACAGGGGATTTCAAGCTTTACAACGGCATCTGGGGGCGTTTTAAGGGGTGTTCTCACAGGCTTTGAAGTTGGACATTTGATGGATGAGAGCCAAGCCTATTACACACGTGGAACGTTTAACTGGCAAAAAGGTTTTGGAATCATTTACATAGACAGAAAGCGTGTGCAGCCAGTAGCAATACCAATAGAAAAAGACGGCAGTTTCTTGGTTGAAGGCAAGCGGTATGGTTGAGGATATATTTCCAATACATAGGACTATTGATGATCATATGGATAACTTTGACGGCGTGTCGCTTATTGACAAATAGCATATAGACCCTTCAAAATAGGATTTGAAATCCTATTTGAAAGGGGTTTAGGGCATGGCGATAAAATATGATCGCAAATCGGGTGCGTATACCGATGGCAAGCACTTTGTGCGAGCTTCATTTATACGTGATTTCGCTAAAAAGAAACTAGGCATGAGCCAACAACGCGGCAGAATAAGCCGTGAAGTTTTGGCTGCCTATTTTTTAGATGTACATGGGGTGGTTGACGATGTTGAATGATATTCGTTTAGTTGAGTTAGCACTCTATTGTTTTTTATTTGTATTAGGTGCATACACAATCGGTGTATTCATTAAGGAGAAGGGCTACAAGGAAGGTTGGGCAGATGGGTATAGACGGGGCAAAGCAGTTGCGAGCGAAAGATTTATTGACTAATGCCGCTGACACGATTGCAGAAAGATCAAAAACGCATGGTCATTACGACCTCACAATGCTCAGAACATCTAAATTATGGAGCGACTACTTGGAGCGAGAAATTGAACCAATGGACGTTGCAATCTGTATGGCATTGGTCAAACTCGCAAGAGTTATGGAAGCTAGAGGCCATCACAATGATAACTTTCTTGATGCCGTGGCATATTTCGCAATCGCAGGAGAACTCGCCGTCAAAGATTGGGATGATCTTAATGCTTTCTAGATCACCTAAGGGAACTTGGTGTGATTACTGTAAAGGCCGATATGGCACTACCAGTTTACTTGGACAAAAGCAAGCTGTATGGCAAATTACTAGCAAGCGATATGGCAAGTTGATTGTCAGGCATTACTGCCAATCTTGTGCCAATGAAGTTCAAGAATGGCCAGATGGCAGCACTTGGACTTTGAAGGAGCAAATTGACTATGCAAAAGGAGAAACACTAGATGTTTAATTTAGAAAACTATGAAGATGTAGATACGAGGATACATAAATTTTATGAAGCAAATCCAGATGGAGCAATTATTACAGAAATGGTTTCAAATGAAGAGGAAAAAGGAATTGTCATCTTTAAGGCATACGCATACCGCACCTATCTTGATACTGCTCCTTCCGCTGTGGGTTATGCGCGTGGTGCTCGCAAGGATCGTGGTGTGGATGCTGCTTTTTGGCTTGAGAATTGCGAGAGCTCTAGCATTGGAAGATGCTTGGCAAATCTCGGATTATCTGCTAAAGGAAAGCGCCCAAGCTCTTTGGAAATGGCAAGGGTTAATGACGTTGAGGCAAGCCCTAAACCCATACGTGTACGCACAAAAGAACACAAGGAGTTCTTAGATGCTAACAACAAAGAAACTGAAATCGTCTGGGATACAACGATTGAGCCACCGGCTGACTATGAGCCCGCATTTGAGAATGCAGTTGCTCTTGTTACTGAGAAGCTATCTGCCCACCCTGTTCCAATGTGTAAGCATGGCGCTCGTGTCTTGCGTGAAGGGACTGGCAAAAATGGTGCTTATCGTGGTTGGGGTTGCAGTCTTCCTATGAGGCAAAAAGCTGAGCAATGCAAAGCAATATGGATGATGCTAAATAAAGACGGAACTTGGTCATTTAGGCCTGAAGATGAAGAATTGTTAGTGGGGTGATGATGTGTTAGTGATGGATAAACTACTTGACGTGTGCGACAATTGCAATGAGCCAATAAAAGCGGGGTTCGCAAAACCTTGCAAATGCCACACATGCCAAGTTAGGACTAACTAGTGAGTAATCAAAGTCGCAAGCATAGAGGCTATGCAACGCAGCGTATTGTAGCAGAATATCTGCAAGCGCAAGGCTGGAAGCATGCACTACCTGTTGGAGCTGGTAGAGATGGTTCAGACATCACCGGAATTGATGGCCTGGACATTGAAATAAAGGCTAGGACAAACTTGGATTTGTCTGGGCTTATGCGACAACTTCATGATCGCAAGGCAAGTAAGGGGATGGGCGTGGGTGTTCTACGTCTAAATGGTCAGGGTGAGAAATCCGTTGAGCAATACGTTGCTGTTCTCACCTTGGCTGATCTAGTATATTTATTGCAGGCAAGTGGCTACTGAAACCCATTTAATTCATAGATGTATAGGCTGTGGCCTGTGGATTTATGGAAAACGTGAAAGGTGTGAGGAATGCTCAAAATAGGTTCACTATGCTCAGGCTATGGCGGTTTGGATATGGCAGTTGAGGCGTACTTTAATGCTGAAACTGTGTGGATGTGTGATAACGATAAATATGCAAGCATAGTAATCAAAGAAAGATGGAACTTACCAAACTTAGGTGATTTAAAAACTGTTGATTGGTCATCAGTTGAGCCAATAGACATTTTAACGGCTGGCTATCCTTGTCAGCCATTTAGCCAAGCAGGTCAACGAAAGGGCATAGAAGATGAAAGACATATCTTCCCATATATCATGCAAGCCATTGGCATACTTAGACCAAGATTCATTATCTTGGAAAACGTCAGAGGGCATCTCAGCCTCGGATTCAAAGAAGTTCTCAAAAGCCTTGCCGAAACAGGGTATGATGCAAAATGGCGTGTTGTACGAGCTAGTGAAGCAGGAGCGCCTCATCAAAGAGCAAGATTGTTCATTATTGCCTACCCCATTAGCAAACGATGCAAAAATCAGTTATCGTGCGAGAAATCAAATGAGTTTGTCAAAAGCGCTACTGCCGACACCAACAGTTACGCACGTCAGAAATCACGACGAACCAATAGAAGTGTTTATGGATCGTCAAGCGAGATCATCAACAGGTCAAATTGGAAAGAGCGTGGGCTTGGCTTTGAGATTACAGAAAGAAAAATACCGCCTACATTGGTTGAAGGTAAATTAAACGCCAAATTTGTTGAATACATTATGGGTTTACCTGAAGGATGGGTAACTGATTTAGATATTAGTAGATCACAACAATTAAAGATATTAGGTAATGGAGTAGTGCCACAGCAAGCTTACTACGCATTACAATTGCTGTGCGACACACCCATAATTGAGCGTGAAGAAGAAATGAACTTGACAGAGGCATTATGCTAGGCATGCCAGCAAGCCTGAAAGGCAGCTTGCACGGCAAGCCAGCATTAGGGCGAGCTATGTTTATTGCTGGATTAGCAATTGCACTACTGCCGCTGCAAACAATACAAACAAACGCTGCTGAAAAGCGCAGCTATCACGTTATGAATATTAAGTTATATGCCTACAATCAAATGGAATGGAAACAATTTGAATGCTATAACTGGCTTATACATAATGAAAGTAGATGGAACTATAAGGCTAGAAATGGTAGTCATTATGGATTAGGTCAGATGCGCTCTAAATGGTATGGCACACTAGATCCATATAAGCAAGTCAATGCTCATATAAAATATATTAAACATAGATATGATGGTTGTGCTTGTAAGGCATATCAGCATTGGAAGGATAAAGGATGGCACTAAAGCCATACAGAGCTACTTCCCATTGGAAGAAGATAAGGTTAAAGGTACTCAATCGTGATGCATGGACTTGTAACTATTGTGGGGAATCTGCTAATGAAGTTGATCACGTATATCCCAAGTCCAAGGGCGGTGAAGATACGTTGGATAATCTGGTGGCTGCGTGTAGAAAGTGCAACATCAAAAAGAAAGATGCCGTTTTTTTAGGCTCAACGTCTAC